GCAATCAGTTTATCCTTTGCCAAATTTGCGACATTTGGCGATTGCGTTAAAGCGGTTGCAAGCTGGAGCATCTCGAGGGAGATTCCGTTTGCTTCGAGTAATTGCGCGATTTCGGGGGTTAGATTTACGTTAGACATGATAAACTCCTATTAGGTTAAGTTGAAAGGTTGTTTACCGTCTAAACGTACCTTTAGCCAGTTAAGGCTTAGGACTTGTTTAAACCAAATTTGTCAATGAACTAAACGCTAAGCGTATAGTTGCAAGTTGTGTGCCAAAGAAAAAGCCTTAAAACGTGACAAATAAGGGTTATTAGATTAAGTCTAAATGGCAAAGCGCGAAAAAAAGTTGCGTATTGCAAAAAACCGTATAAGTGCCAAAAGCGCGGGTGTTTACGGCGTTACGAAAGCGTAACAAATTCGCAAATTGCGAAGCGCCGTATAACTGTTGAAGAGTCAATGGGTTAGACGGGCAAGCGGGACGAAAAAACGGCGAGAAGTAGTTAAGACCATACCGTATTGTGCCTATTAGTAAGCAAGACGAGAGAGCAGTGACCCGGTTGTACCCCCCATCTTTCAATCGAGGTTCCGCAGTAACCAGACGCGGTACTACAGTAACCGGACGCGGAATGTTCCAAGCATCGCAAAACAGCGCGAAACAAGCGATTCCCAAACCGTCACGCCAGCGAATCCTCTCGCGCGCGCGGACGTTCATGTATTCTCACGCCCAAGCGGGTTGATTCCCACGTCCCACGCGGGCAAAAGAGCAACAGATGTGTAGTGGTTTTGTTTAGTGGAATGCCTAAAAATGCGGGGTTGAGACTTAGAAAACACTAAACAAGTTCCCATCGGGGTGGGGTACTTGATTTTGGGGGGACTCCGATATAAATTATGGATGTTGAAAATGAAGGATGGAGTAATTGTCAGATAGGATACCTTACAACGAATTTAGCAATGACATGGAAGAGATGGTATCGATACACACTTCCAATGCGGCAGAGTTATTGCGGGGTGTTAGGCCCATACTGAAGAATGGAAAATACGTTTACGAGGAGGTGAAGGACGATGGCTTACCGGCACAAGGGGTTCATCAAACCGTCTCACAGGGGTAGGTTTACTGCTTGGGAGAAGGCGCATGGCTACAAGCCCGGTTCGGAATCGGGCATAAGAGCTGGTGAACATTCCAAGAGTACGCATGTAAGAAGTATGGCGCATTTTGCTGATAATGCGAAACACAAATTCCATCACAAAGGAAAGCGGTAACTTTATGAATGAAACCACCGTACCGGAGGTTGATTCCGAGAATCGTCCAATAGTTGAATTTGTTGGAAAGGAGTTCGAGAAGTTTACCAATGAGATGGTAGCAATAGCAAAGGCACAGGGATATGAGCTTGCGTTCGACAGCGGTATCGAAATTTACATCCGAAGGCTCGGTACTCAGCCGGGTAAGAGTTCCAACTGAACGTCTTGCTTATGCCTATTGGTGCGTATGGTTTTACCAGAGCATTGGAGTACCCATTGTCCAAACTCTCATTGAAATGGATGGTGGAAAACAGAGATTACTTGCATGGTATCTTGAAGACTCCTCCAAGTCTTATCTTGCCATCAAAGTCCTATCGTTGTACATTAGAGAAAAAATTACCGTTGACAAAGACAAGGTTGCGTTTGTAATGGAAGAATTGGAACGAGTAGAAAACGGTGTATCTGTATATGACCAATGGCGGCCCTCGCGTAAACAGCGAGATTTCCTTACTTGGGTAATTGAACACTCGGCAACTATTCGGGCAGAGATGAGTTCCTTCTCCTTTAAAACCGTTTCCGTAATGTGTGGAGTGCCGGACAGCACGCTAAGGCGCTGGTATAACGAGCCCCGCTTTGTTGGATGGGTAAACAACGAGATGATGAAGAAGTTCGGGATGGCCCTTACTCTTCTGAAGGGTTCCGTTATTGCGGAGGCACTATCCAATAAAGCCTCATTTGACGAACGCAAATTTGCACTGGAATTAAGCGGCGAATACAATCCAAAAGGCAAGAACACGGACAAAGAAGTTCGTGTCATAATTATGGGAAAGGAAGTTAACATTGGCGGAAGTTCGGATAGACTACCCGAAAGCACCGAGGCCATACCAGAGGGAATTCCACAAGAGCCGCAAGAAAATTAAGGGTATTGTCGGTGGTGTAGGAGCGGGTAAGACCACCGCCCTTTGCATCGAAATCATCCGGCTCCTCTTTGAATACCCCAACAACTTCGTTCTACTCCTTAGACAAGACGCGAAGCGCCTTAAACTTACCACCTTGGCGGAGTTGCTTAACTATATCCCTCAATCACTAATTGAAAAGAACGATTCCCATGCGGGACTAATTACGTTTGTTAATAAGTCCCAACTTGCCTATATGGGTCTTGATGATGTAAAGGATGCGGCCCAGAAGATACAATCCATGAATTTGGGTGCAATAGTCATCGACCAGGCCGAAGAGGTTTCTGGTACTACTGTTGAGTTTGTCATGAAAACAAGGCTTCGCCGAATACCACAAATAGGGGGATATCTTATTTTCGTAGCAAACGACGACGGTAGAAACTGGATTTACAATAAGTATATGAAGCAACATACCCACATCGAGGGTACAAAAGAGGTAGTAGATAAGCACATCATAGGTGAGGATTATGAAATATGGGTGGTGAATACCTACGATAATAAAGAGAACCTACCCGCCGACTATCTGAAGGGTTTAGAAGATATGCCCGATTGGTGGAAAAATCGGTATATCTATTCCACAATGGAAGATTGGTCAAGTGCCGTCTATAACATCCGAGCCAACCATAAGATTATTCCCATTACTCCCGAAGGACTAAAAGACTTCGACCTTTTCATTACGGGTATAGACTACGGAAAGACCAATCCCTCGGCGGCTGTTTTTATGGCGATTAAGAGAAACCCCTTCAAAATTGTTGTTTATGACGAGATTTATAGACGCAACCTCCTCATTTCGCAATTTGCAACTCTTATTAAGTCTAAGGTTTCCTATTGGGGCAAAATTCCCATCTTCGTTATTGATCCCCGCACCGACCAATCCACTGGCATTGGAGATGGCACAACTGTATATGTGGACTTCCTAAATAATGGCATCAACGCCATTCCGGGCGATAATGATAAGCTTAGTGGTATTCTCAAGGTCAACGAACTTCTACAACGCGACCAACTCTTATACTGCTTAAATGCAGAGAACACCATCTGGGAACATGAAAACTACAAATTCAAGCAATTAGCCCCATCTCGCAGAGAGACACATAATGCATCAGAGGAACCAGAGGACAATAACGACCATACCTGCGATGCCCTCAGATATGTCGTTAAGTACATCTTTCAACTCTTCGGGGGTGTAATTCCACAAGACGAAGCCAAGAAGGTTGCATCTGAAGTTATGAAGGATTATAATCCTCTATCGGAGATTTTTGATGATATGGACAAATACAGAAAAGCAATTAAACATCGACATACACTTTCCACTAAGGGTTGGATGGCATGAGTAACGACTTAAATCTTTTGAAGGAAATCCGCGAGAAACAGCGGGACGATGTTCAAGATCACTCTATTGAGAAATTCAAAGTACAACAGGCAATAAGATATTACTTCGGTCAGCAATGGGACGCCGATCTCATGGCCTACTTAGCCCTCATGCAGAAACCCGCTCTTACTTATAACTACATTGCCAAAACACTGAATTTTACAGCCGGACTTGTTTCCAAGATGCAGATTCAAGAAAAGTTTCTGCCCCAGAATAAAGAATCCGAACCCTTTGTAGATATAGCTACTGGACTTCTCAAATATATTTATCTGACCTCCCATGCAGATGCCAAATTTAAACAGGTTTTCAAGCTTGCCGCACTAACCGGACAGGCGTTTATGCGTCCTTATTTGAACCATTTACGCAATCCTAATGGCGAAATAGCACTGGCAACCATCGATCCCACAAGGGTTTTTTGGGATAGAAGTTCAATTGAGCCCGATTGGTCGGACAATTCTCGTGTATGGGAGGCTTTATATCTTTCCAAATCGGAATTAACTGCTATATTTCCCGAATACGCCAAGGATATCGAACTACTCTCTCCTTCATTCTTTATGGATGTGCCCGTACCCACTTATGTCGGTGCAATAGGCGATTATGGCGAGTTGTGGGGTAGTAGCATTGGAAGCTTTGGCCTAACCACCAAAATGAAGAAGCTTGAGGTTATACGGTTTCAGGAAAAGGTGCAGGAGACAAAACTATTCTTGTACGATGTTGCCCAAGAGATGTATTACCCCATTCCACAAGGACTTACGAAGGACGATATTAGTCATTACGTCCAACAGGCTTCCAAGCAGAAGATTAAGTTGGAAATGCGCCACAAGAAAGTCCAACAAATCAAACTAACCACCTATTGTGGTGACTTAATTTTTGAGGATTTGAAAGACCCGTATGGTGTCAACGAGTTTGATATTGTTCCTTGTTGGGGTTACAAATTAGAGCAGGGTACAAAGGGTTTATTCCATGACGCACAAGACCCACAGGATGAAATCAATAAGCGGAAATCGCTTGGGTTGGAGATACTAAGAAATGCACCCAAGTTGAAATGGTTTGTGGATAAGATGGCGTTCACTTCCAACTCCGAAAGAGATGAGGCCGAAAATTCGGTGAATGATGACGATACCCATTTTATAGCCATTAATCATGGAGCCGAGAAGCCAACACCAATGCAATCGGATTTGACACAAGTGTTAAATGCGTTGGTATCTCTTGAACAGCGCAGTGAAATGCAGCTTAAAGACCTTGCGGGCTTTACCGATGCCATTATGGGACAGATTCCGAGGAAAATTCAATCTGGGGCAGCCATTGCTAACCTACAGGCGGCTTCGATGGTTCCAATGACGCCCCTCCTCGATAATTTCATGGATTTCCGCAAGAATATGGCCTATCTGACCTTCGAGATAGCCAAACGCTCCTTGCCACAGGACTTTATTTTCCGTATTGATACCGACGATTCCAGTGAATTTGCCCGGATTAACACCCAATTGGGCGGGAAGGAAAAAATCAACTTCCTAAATATGGTACAGGCAAAATTGGATGTGGCAGTAGATATGCAAGATAATACTCCCACAATGCGGGTAGCGAAACTTGAAAGCCTAATGAAAGCACGACAGATGGGCTTCCCGATTCCCCCCGAACTGATTTTGGATTTGCTTGATATACCCTATAAATATAAACAGCAAATCACGCAAGAAATGAAGCAAATGCAACAGCAACAGGCGCAAGTTCCACAACAGGCTCCACAAAAACCGCCTTCTGCTAAAGCGCAACAGGCTGCGGCGCAGCAATCTCCTTACACAGCCCGCAACCCCTTGATTTCACAATAACTTATGTTTAACTTCTAAACGAGGAAAAGAATATGGCGAAAGAGACAAATGGACAGGAACCCACTGCCGAACAGCTTTTAGCAGAGCTTGGGGATAGTGGCAATGCCAATATCGAACTAAATCTCGACGAACTCTTGGCGGGTACGCCCGGTATAGACAAGAGTACTCCAAAGCTTCCCGCTGGACAAGATAAGTGGCTTGGAAGTTTTGAGAGTTACGAAGCCGCACAAAAAGGTTATAATGAAGCTGTTTCTCATGCCAAAGAGCTTGAGGGACGAATTAAACAGTACGAACCCGAAATTCAGGAATACTCCAAAATTAAGCCTGTAATACAGGAACTGCAGTCTAACGACGACTTGATGCAGACTCTCATGGAAAGAGCCGCCAAGCGTTTGGCTGGTCAGCCCACTTCTGTTCCTGATGTTAATCTTGACGCGATTGACTTTGAGAGTAATCCACGGGAAGCAATGATGCAACTGCAGAAGGCTTTTGATGCCAAGTTTCAGACACAGATAAAGTCCGAAAGACAGGCAATGCTGCAAGAAGCCGATAAACTTGTTCAGAATCGCTTGAAACAGTTGGTAGATGCACAGATGACAATTGGTGATTTTATGACCAAGCATCCCGACTTAACGATGGATAAGTTCAAAGATGTGCAGCGACTTTCACAGGAACAGAAGATTCCCCTGGAAGATGCTTATACAAAGTTTAACTCAACGGTCGAACAGTACGTTCAAGAGTACATTAAGGCTAAGGGATTAAAACTCACAGATGGACGAACTCCTACAGGTTCTGGAGGAGAAAGCGTATCCATACCACGAGACATGACAGGTAACAGCCCAAGCGAAGGTTCTTGGGAAAAACTCACTCAGATGTTAGGCAATCCAGATGCTCCTGAAAACAGGGTATTCATGGAAGGTCTGGCAAATGATTTTCTTAGACGTTAAAGAGGAATAAACAATGGCTAACTTCACAAGCGACTTAGCGCAACTATTCCCGGTAGCGTCGAATGACCCGCGAAAAATACTATCGCAACTTGTCTGGTCTCGGCAGGTACACAGCCTCATCAGACGCAAGATGGTGTTTTCGCGCTTTACGGGTCGTCCGATAACTGGCGAGGATAACCTTGAGCGAGTAGTCACAGGCGCTCCAATTGTCGAATACGGCGAATTTGGAGCAAACAGAGGCGATCAGATGCTTATCCCCATCAAGGGGCCTATAAGCTACAATCCCCTCAATACCGGCGTGGTCGGAGCCGAAATTCTGACTGGAACAGAAAAGAAATTGCGATACGGGTATACGAGACTCTTTATTGAAGAGGCGCGTAATGCTACTATCGTAGAAAACGTCAAAATGCAACAGCAAAGAACCGCTCTTGACCTTGTTCGGGATGCACAGAACGAACTGGCCGATTGGGGTTTTCAGTACATGGATAATTCGATTCTGTATTCCCTGTACTATGGCTGGTCACCTAACGTAATGCGTTCGGCAGATATTACTGGTGGGTCGCTTTACACTTCGCCAGTTGCTCCAACGGTGCATCCAAACGTTCTTCACTATGTTGGTGGAACGGCTCCCACACTGGTGGCTGGAGCACAGACGGTTACGCAGATAGCCGCGACGGGAACCTACACAATGGATGGATATACCCTCCAGAACAACACCTATAATACACCCGACCGCTATTTGATAGAGTCGCTTGCGGCTTATTTGAATGCGGCTGGTATTCCGGCTTATAGGGCTGAAAAAGAGGGTATGGATGTCTATGTAGCGGTTTGCCACCCCTATCAAGTGGCGCACATGAGACTGAATTCGGAATTCTTCGCGGCAATGGCGAATGCACTTCCCAGAGGTTCTGATAACCCCATCTTTACCGGGGCGTTTGGAATGTGGGCAAACATCGTCTTCCACGAGACTCCGAAGGGTATTTTTGATCCCCCGAACTCGTTGGCGCAGACAGCCACCGCTTCTTCGAGCGTAGCTACGGAATTCCCGGTGTTTGCGAATACCAATAACTACCTCACTCTTACAGAAAGTAAGAAATGGAATAGCGCGGGAACCCCCACGGCACTTACCTATTACAATAATGCTGATACGGCGCATTCCAATCTGGCGTTCTTCGACCCCTATAAGAATACCACGACTGGTTATGTCGGATATGTCGATAACACAACCGCCTCCTCGCGTGTGTGGGGTGTTGCTCCCATGTATATTCTGGGTGCTAATGCCATTGCCACCGCGTTTGCGAAGAGTGGAATGGGTCGGCTGTCCTCGTATTGGGATTTTGTACCGAGGGAGACTTCGGATTACCGCAAATTCGCTGGCTTTGGAATTTCTGGAGTCAACGGTGCGCGGCGTATCGATTGGAAGTACCCGGATTCGACCTTTACCAATGACCAGATATTTAATCAGTCCTCACTGATGGTATTCACTGGTATTGGAATCTTCGTGAAGGCGATTTCGGGTGTTGACTTCAATCTGCCTAATGATCTGAGTGTCACCACAACGGCAATCTCTTCGAGTGCTGATAACGCCTAATCTTGAAAGGTGGGCCGGGCAACCGGCCCCCTTTCTTTAATTTGGAGGATTAAAATGTTTCTAATTCAGAATCTAATGAAAAAGATTTCCAAGTACGTCTTTGTCAACGACAGGCCCTATCTCTCTCTATCTGGGACGCTTACACAGGCGGGAACAGCGGCTCCTACTATGGCGGTACAGGAGAACTCCATTGGTGTAATACCTACTCTTGCTCGTAGTGCAACCGGCGTCTACACGCTTACAATTGCGGGGCAGTTTGCTTCTGGCAAGGTGCTTTTACCCTCCCCATTTGTAATAGATAACGCCACCGCGCTTGTCTATGGTTCGTGGGCGAGGACGAGTGCAGATGTTCTTACCCTAAGTACATTAAGTGCCCATGCAACAGCGGCTGATCTTGTTGCCTCGGTTGACTTTGAAGTAAAGGTGTACCAATGAAATTTAGTGATTTCTTTAGGGCCGATAGCCCTCTGAGTTCTACGAGGCTCGGTACTATCGGCTCTATTATACTGTTTATTCCCTGCTTTGTTGCGAGTTGGACATGGCTTTCGTTAAGCAAAGGAGCGCTTCAGGAAATACCAAATAGTGTTATGGTGTTTCTTACTGTTCTAATTACCGGTAAAATAGCCGGAGCACTCGTGGAAGCGGGAACCAAAATCCTTGGGAACAAACCAGATGCCTGAAATTCAAACCGCTTTTGATGCTTACCATCCTTCGGAAACCTTTACTCAAACTATGGTTAGTGGCTCTACGTCGGGGACAGCGGTCTTTTGTCAGGTTGCCCAACGGGTATGGGAAAAGCGCGTGGTTATCTATTGTGCGGCCTTAACGGGAACCGCAAGTTATACCTATCCGGTTGCCTTTACTAATGTGCCTGCTATTATTGCCACGAATGGGCCAGCGGCGGCGGTAGTGACCACGAATAATACAACTACTGTTACCATCACAGGTTCTAACACGACGGGATTTGTAATACTGGAGGGTTTTTAAATGCGTAAAGTCCTCTTTCTCTTTTTCTGTTTAAGTGGACTTGCGTTTGGACAAATCCAAAATCAATGGATTATCCTATCTGGCTATGGGCCAACTCTACCTGGGGCCTTACGTTACAGTAGTGGGGCCTTTCAGGGATATAATGGAAGTAGCTGGCATAATCTATTAAATGGGCTTGATACCAATGCAATTCATAATGAATTAAGTCTTAAACTACCTATTGCCGATTCCTCCCTCTACACAACCCGCTGGCATGCCGATAGTTCGCTCGCAACGAAAGTGAAATACTCGGATTCAACTATCGTTTTCTTTACTCCTACGCAGGCGCTCGGAAAACTAAATAAGTCAGATTCGACAATTTATTCAACGAGGTTTCATACAGACAGTTCGCTTGCGACAAAGCTGAGCAGGTCTGACTCTTTAATATACGCAACACGTTACCACCTGGATTCACTGTTTCTCGCGGATACAACACTCAGTACTGGAGTTTTTAAGAGTGATTCAACGGTGGTTTTCTTTACCCCTACTCAGGCACTCTCGAAGCTCAACAGGTCTGACTCAGCAATATATTCAACGAGATTTCATGCGGATTCAAGTTTGGGGACAAAACTGAACGCTTCGGATTCAACGAAAATTAGGAATTACTCGAACTTACTTTATCAACCAGCGGGGACATACCTAATTCCATCGGATTCTGTATCAATTCGAAACCGATCTAATATCTTATACCAGCCACTGGGGACATACTTGGTGCCATCGGATTCCGTCTCGATCCGAAACCGCTCGAATGTACTCTATCAGCCAACCCTGACTATTGGGAATCTATCCGCAAGTCCCCCGCTCTCGCAGACGGGGGGTACTGGTGCCGTAATTGGTACTGGTGTTACGGTATCAGCCGATACAACGGTTCTTGCGACACATAGCTATGTCCAAAATCTTGCGGCGGGACTGTTTGAATATGACGCGAACGGAGATTTGGAACCAGCAACCGCGACGGTCTATGATGCCTTTTTCACGACAGATATTAACGGCGACATCGAGCCGAAACCATAAGGCGACAACATGAAACGACTTCTATTTTTACTTCTTTTTCCTATGTTGCTCTTCGCGCAGACGCGAAACATAGTTCCACGTGCTGCTGGGCAGGGTGGCATCGGAACATTTGCCAAACCGTGGGCGACATCGTATTTTGACACGGTTAATGTGCTCGGGCCCTTATTCGGAAATGGCCCGATAAATATTGGCTCCTACTCAATTACCTCCGGTCTCATCAACGGTCAAGAAATAGATGCAACCGCGAATTTCACGGGGACGGCGACAATAGGTGGAAAGCTAATTGTCAATTCAAGCGGCAGCACCTTTCGTGCCGACGCAGGAGCCGGACTATTCATTGACGACCCGACAGGCTTGTACAACATTACCGTTAATTTCTCACGTGGTGGTACAGGTTTCGAGCGATGGGCCTTTGGAACCGTCCTCAATGGTACGGCGGACGATTTCCGCATATACAACTATCAGACCGCGCAAGTATCGTTGCTCATAGACCATGCAACCAATCAAGTATCGTTGGTAGGCAACCTCTCCGTAAACGGTACGGGGACGAATACGTTTGGGGGCAACCTCGCCATCAATGGCACGAGCTACAACACGTTCGCCGCCGGTACTGCACCAACAACATCTGTTGCTGGTAAAACCAAAGTGTGGGTACAGAATGTGAACGGTGTGTCAGGCACGGCGAGTCTCTTTGAACGTACCGAAGACGCGAACTCCGCTACCGACGCGGAGAATCAGCAAGTGATTGTATCTGCAATAATCAAGAGTTCCACGGGAGACCCAACTTACGGTCACGAGGGTCTGCTCTGTATTAATACATTTGACCACACAGTAAAAATCTACGCCGGGGGCGGATGGAGAACGTTCGTCTCGACGTGGTAAACCATTAACCATCAACCAAAATAACGGAGAGCTACAATGGCAAACTACAGCGGCACAATGACAGAAAACGACTGGCTGTACAGAGCGCAACAGGATGCAGCCGCGCTGACCGCCGCAATCATGAAGGCCTACGACGACTACAAAAAACAATACGCGGCCTGGTATAACATGACCGACGCGCAGGTGCAGACCCTGATTGGAGCTTCTACGTTGCAGGAAGTGACCGATATGAGAGCGTTATTCACAACGTTTAACGACTTCTACGCTGCACTCAATAATGGAGCCGTGGCGACAGCCGACCGATTAACGATATTACTGAATTTTGTTTGACTCAAATGGAGGAACGGTATGAACAAGACACAACTTGCAGAGGCGCTCACAGATGCTGGAGTGAATCTGACATCGGAGCAAGTTAACACGATTTACGGAAAGATCGATCAGGCCGGAATTCAGCAGAAACATCGTGACCGGATACGGATTGACCTCTTCACGAAGGTGGATCTCGTAAAGGGCATGGTGATCAATAACGTCCCCGGCAGTGTATGGCTCGCGCAGCCAGGTGTCTCATACCTCCCCGACGAAGCTAAGATTGTCTTGATTTATGTCGACGGAGAATTGTCCGCAGTTCAGATGCACAGTCCGTATGCAGCCGGATTCCGGCATTTCACGGATGCTGACGCTGACCCCAAGAATTCCTCCTCCCACATTCAGAGGTTGATAGAAGATCGGGCGCAGGGTCTTGCCGACGCTGAAATCCTGAGGTTGGCAAAAGAAGCGAGCTATGGCTTATAACTGGAAGACGCGCACCGCTCCTCCAGGAAGCCAATGGAGCTCGGCGGGTGTAATCGGTGGAATCCTGTACGGATTTTGTCAAATAAGCTCTGCTTATTGGATATGCTCCTATAATCCGGCCACTGGACTGTGGACGCAGAATCTGCTGACCACAATGACCGCCGGTAATATCGGCAGCGCCATCATAGGTGGGAAGATGTATTGGATTGATGGTATTGCTTTAGCTACTTGTGCGGCAGTCTATGACCCCGCGACTAATACTGCGACAAAACTGGCGTTGATGGTGTCGGGTTCGAATACCTACTGGGAGACGGCAACCACTGACGGAACGTACATGTTTTCAGTGGCCGGTTATCAGGCAGGCTACTATACAAATTCGTTGCGTCGGTTCGACCCGGGTAGTAATAGTTGGACAAACTTAAACAGTGACCTTTCATCCCTGGCTTTTGTTTACGCGGAGTACATAGCAGGCAGTATCTATTTGACAGGAGGAGGATGGAACAACTTCACGACGGCGTCCAATACCACCGCGGTGTTTTCTCTTGCGACGAATAGCTACTCTGGCGGAGCCGTGGCGCCTCTTGCAAAAATCGCGGGAGCCTCGAGTGCCTTTGACGGGAACTTCCATATCATGGGCGGGTGGGTTGGCAGCACAGCCGCGATCAATTTACACTACGTCTATACCGTGTCCACCGGTTCATGGGCGGCATCTGACTCGTTGCCGTTGGCATTTGGATCGCCGCTGGGGCAAGGAGGATACGCGACGGGACAGGGGGCCAATCCACCGGTTTATCTGGTCGGTGCGGCTGTTGGCGGAGTGGCCACTGCGTCCCTGATGGAGTATTCCGAGAATCCATCAGCAATACCAGTGCTCTTCTTACCGGCGAATGGCTCTAATCCTGCGAGTGGCGATGTGACGTGCGAATGGGACGCCGCCGCGAACGCAACAAGCTACGAACTTCAGGTGGCGACTGATGCAGGCTTTACTGACATCGTGGACGACGTGCTGACGCCTGGTACGTCGCAGCTCATTAGTGGATTGATTCTGGGCACTCCGTACTATTGGCGGGTAAAGTCAAGCAACAGTATGGGGTCGAGCAACTGGTCGTTAATATGGCATTTTACCATTGTGTTAATACCCAATTATAAGATTGTCCAATTAACAGAGATCATTATACCCCAACTCGCGCAAGCCGTTATTCCACGAACCTTACTCTTGCGAGTTTCGTCCGTAAAGAGTATATTTCAGGTTAGGAAGGAGAAGATTTGACCTTGAATGGTTATGTAAACGGTTTCATAGTAACCCCAATTTCGGTTAGCGAACGAGTGCCCCAATTGGTGCAGTTTCTCGATTTAAACGTTGGCGACACAAACACCGTGATATCGCTAACCAGATTTGATTTAGCGACCCCTACGGCGGTAGGGATAGTGGTAACGGGTGCGGCAACAATTACTGCGAATATAGCCACAATTTCCACGATATGGAATACGGCAAACGATACACCGTATACGGGCCAGTTTCGACTCCAGTTGCAATGTCAAAATCCAACCGGCACAATAGTTAGGGAAGCTAATCTTATTTATACGGTGCTACAATGAGCTTTACGGTTACTGGAACTACGCTTACTCCCAATAGTAGCTACACGAACATTTCGGACATCATTAAGGGCACACGTCTTCTTACCCACGATTTAGACTACAAGATACTGGTTAAGGACGATTTCCTTTTGGAAAGGCTACAGGATGCCTACGATTGGGTTGTGGCGCAGACGCAACCGTTCGATATGCTTTTTGTAATTACTGGAGATGGTATTACGGAGGCATGGCAATTACCCTTTGAGGCACTTGCTGTCCGCGGAGTCTACATACAGGGTCAACAGTGGGTTACTTCGGAATTAACACTGGAATCCAATAATCAAATGCCCTACATGTCCTATGACGATTATCAAGCGTGGAAAGCAACGGTAATACAGAGTCTTAGCTCGATTTTAGGTAGCGATACCTACACAATACTGGCTCCTAACCAGATTCTAATTTATCCCCTTTCGTCGGGTCGGGTATATACGGTGCGATATATTGGAAGTCAGAAATTGGTACTTGATGGTGGATTGTATCTTCCACGCATTCTGGGGGCCGCAATGAAATACAAGGCGGCTTCCGATCTCATCCTTCATGGTTATTACGATAGAAGTTATGTAGACGTGAAAGCGTCCGAAATAGATATGATACAAGCAACAAATTCCATACAGGTTTATAAAGACCTAATGAATGGTGTTGGAGATTCTAATCGGGTTAAATTGCCCCAGAAAGGTAGTCCGTACTTCTAATGTCTTCTCCAAATTGGGATAGTTTGAACGTGCAACTTGCCTCGATGGTCTTAGACAACAAGACTTCTGGAGATATAGCTGTAGTCGCTTCAACTGATGGCGTGCGGTATACTTCGATTATGCGTGACGATGCCCTAAATTTTGCTATCGACTCGATTCTACTTTCTGCTATTGAAGCCAAGAACCAAGATATGATTGGCATGTTTGGTACGCAGGTAAGTGGGACGGGAACGGGCATTATAACAATCAATCTTACCTCGTCCAATGCACCGTTTACCGTACTTGATGCTACATACCAAAGTTCTCTGAATAGCTATATTCAAAATGTTCCGATTCGCTATTCTTTACCCAACACCGATTTTCTTAGTAGCATACGGGGTGGGGATGTACTTTTTATTTATCAAGGTCTTACGGGTATATGGACGGCTTCGACGGTAGCCGATGCAACGGGAACAAACACACTATCCGTGCGTTACGCGACGTGGGCTCCTATGACTAATGGAGCTACTGCCGATATGGCCTTTGATGTCTACTCTAATTTACGGACGACCATTTTACGGGGAGCCCAACAATACTTAACGCAAATGGAAGCTAATACCATTTAGGAGAACACTATGTCAATGACACTTGGAGAAATTATAGCAAGGATTTCAAGGCTACTTACCTCGGCGGGACTTGGGCAGGGTGTTGCCTTGAATGAAATTATCATTCATGCTAATGATGCATATCGCACCGTAGCACAATTATCCGGCGGATTGGTTACTTCCGTGACGCAAGCCCCAACAGTGGGGGCCGGTAGTGCTACCATTAGTGATCCTACGGGTCAATCCCTAAATAAGATTCTCTTTGTAAGTCAGGCGGGTGGTTTGCTCGTGGAAGTACCGGAAATTCTTTTGCTCGGTGGACTTACCTCATTTCCTTATCCGGTATATGCTTGGAATTTCGCTTCTACAACCAAGAAAGTCTATTGGGCTGGCATTACTTCCACAATATCCCTAAATGTTGTTGTGCAGTGGATTCCCAAAGGAAATGTTCTTTTAGCCGATTCTACCGCGACATCCCTTTCCACCGAGCTTGATGAAGCGATGGTTCTCTATTTAGAGTTCCGACTTCTTACGCAGGAGCTATTCCGTTCATCGGCAGATAAAATGCAGCGGATTCAAGCAACGATTACCGGGATAATGCAGGATATGCAGAAATTTGATTTCTTCCGTGGATGGACAACTATGGCAAACTTAACGAGTAATCCGAATGGCATCCCAACCCCTTAAAATAACTCCTGTTGAGGCCGATTTTTCGGATTTTTCTAATGGTCTTATGGAAAACATCAAGAATACCACCGACTTCAAGGGGGTCATGGCGGTATCTAACGCCTCTTTCGATTTGAATCTTGGTGGTATTACGACAAGCAGAGCATGGGGTTCTGCTGCCTTTAGTCGGCTCCCTGCCGGTTACAGTGTCCTCAAGTATTTCAAAACATCGAAGGGCAATGAGATATTTGTTGCTACCACTGGCGGAGTGCCCAAACTACTCTATGGTAACGGAAGCACAAATGTGGCAGAATTCGCTGCTCTTACTCCTACTGTCAGTAATAAGGTCTCGACTACACTAACTATCGCCACACCCTTTTTCGATGAAACGAGTTATTCCGTTTCAACCGTAAATGGAACACAATATCCCTATTCGGGGGCATTGGGTTCTGGTCTAAAAGCGTATCTTACAAGTATCTCTTACCAGCATCTGATTTCCGATTTCATACAAGATGTATGGCATAACTATTTTGTAGTTACGTTTATCAGTGAAAACAACCCTACAGAATTAACGAATATTTTACAAGCCACCTATCTGGAATCTACAGATGGGCGCTATAAAAGTGTGGTTATACTGGCGGAGGTACTCAATGTCTCAAATAGTTATGTTGTCAACTTGCTATGCGAGGGTACAATACGCGCTTTTACTGGAGTAACAGGAACGGGGCCTTGGACATCTACGGGAATGCGTACCTTCAATTTATATGGGGCCTCTAACACTAATCCCAATCATTTCAAACAGCAAAATCTTGCCTCCGATACAAGTGTTCAGAATGTAATGGTTGGCGAATCTTCAAGTGGAATACGCTTATACTGCTTAAATACGGCGACTTCCATTAATTCCACGATGACGGCTCTTCCTTATTCTAATAAGGGGATTTTTACATTTGACGATAAAGAGATTCTACCCCTCCATGCCTATGATGTCTATAAGAAGTTCATTGATAGCACCAAGCTAAGTGTAAACGACCAAATTTATTATACGGTAGATGGAACAGCGGCAACGGGTTCCCCAATTCCCGCTATTAATAATATTCAACCTACTAATACCCCACTTCAGGTAAACGGGACACTTCCCTTGGATTTGGACTATCAAAATACGGGAGGTATGGTTTACATTGGGGCACGTAGTATTGTTGGTTCTCCGTTGACAAATGCTTTGACAGGCAATTCGGTATATGCTGCAGCGCTTCTGGTAACGTTCGTTACCGATGATGGACAGGAGTTCTTACCCTACAATATGACTACCGATCTATCGACCGGTACATTTTATAACTGGACACCATTTGGCTATTATAATTTAGATAATGGAAGTGGGAATGCGGTCGGGACTTATGCTACCGCCAATTTCAAATTGCAAATAGATCGTGCTCTAATGAATCCGCGTGTTAAATTCATGCGAGTTTACGTTAATTTGACGACCCCCAACTTTAGTACACTCACCGAACCTGCCATTGGAAATACCGGGATAGTGCCTTATATTTCGCCGCCCGTTTTCACTTATAATTCTCAGCCTACTGACCCCAATGCCTATTTTCTTTATGATGAGATTGACCTGACAAGCCGAACGGCAATTCTCAACGTAAATAAGCATACCTTTAAACCCTACGATTACGCACAGGGGGGTATATGCAGGGTTCCTAAATTTTACACATTTGACTATACGTTTTTCCTGTATAATGCCAATGAGGGTATGCCCGCCACACCACCGAAGGATGTTAGCAATTTACAAACAGTAACGGGCCCTTCGGCAACGGTGGGAGGAGGCTCTATATTTGGCATTGAATTGTGGGGGGGTAAGACCGTTACACCCTCAGCGAAAGTCAATTTCCCCTATGATGTTTCGCTTTTGACACCCAATGTTAATGTGAGCGGTTCGCCTTCTTTGGCGGGAAATCTTGGTTATCAAATAGTTCTTCAAAACATAGATTCTGATACCGCATTTACAATGTCGGGAGTTCCCGATAACGTAACGGTAATTTGGACAGCACCAACCGATTTGGTTCCAAGTGGCTTCGTGACCAACAAATACCAACAGCAGGATGTGTTTACCTCCTTTGCTTTTTCACCTGGACGGTGTTTTGCGGTGCGAAAATCGAACTTGTATCTGACATTTTCGGCTATTGGAATCGCACAGTTTATTGATTTTTTCCCGCAAGAGGCGGTGGTTCAGATACTGTCCGAACGCTACAACCCTATTGGACTTCTGTTATCCAACGATGGAACAACGCTTTTAGTATGGGATAATAATCAAATCTACGGACTTGATGTTGCCACGTTTTCCCCCTTGGGAAAAGTCTCCGTAGGAGGATTGGGGCGCTTTAGTATAGCCATTACACCACAGGGCATTATGGTCGCTGGAACCGACCTTCTGATTACCGATCTAAAGAGCAGTACCAGTTTGCGGGAATACGTCCGAACGTCTTATTTAGCTCTTGGAACTGCCGCTGTATTCTATAATCCAAACCAAAATAGCACCTATATTTTTCAGTCTACTTTGGCGACAAGTCCATTGACGGTTATTCGGTATTCTCATACGCGAAAGACATTCTCGAAATTTACTATTCCACACGGAACTGCGCAAATAGTGGAGCTGTTCGTTGACCCCGTGACAGGCATAGCAAATGGCTATGATACCAGCAATCAATTGGTTACGATGAGTCAGACGCAATACACCACCTCCACGACAACGTTTACGACGCCAATTTTGGACTATAATCAGCCCGCGAATAACAAAATTCTATCTATGCTTGAACTGGAAATAGATGCGACTGATGGAACATGGTCAGTTACGCCCTACTTAGATGGGATAGCACAAACAACTATTTCTGGTATTGGGCAGGTGCGAAAGAACTTCAGAATGCCACGTTTGCGTCATAAGACAATTCAGCTTATATTTAGCGGTGCAATTGGGACATTAACAAGTCCAGTAGTGTTTAAACGGGCGATTTTCAAGTCGCTGCTTGGTAAAGATACAATAAACCTTTGAGGTAGAATATGCCCTACGGTGCGGGATTTACGACAGGAAACTATCAGATACCCACCAACCCAGGAGTCTCCCCCATAGCTACTGGTAACTATGGTAGTAACGGTTTTAACAGTGGCACTCAATGGTCTGCAGCTTTAGGGCTGCTTGGTGGATTTGGTTCGTGGGCCAGTCAGGGTGGAAATCCCTTTCAATCGCCCGCTGAACAGAATATTCTTGGGATGCAAAATCCGTGGGCTAATATAACCAACGTTGGGAGCCTTGCACAATATGGATATCAACCACTCAATCCCACAATGTTATCGCAAGCTTTAAATGCAACCTATGCTAATCAGGTAGCCGGGGCCACGGGTGGAGTAGTACAGCGTGGGATGGCTTCTGGTATTGCTGGTACGCCCTTAGAGGCACAGGTATCACAAGCGCGAACTCCTCTGGATGTAGCTCGTCAGGGTAAGGAGTTGGATGTACTTCAGATGGCCGACCAAAGTAATTTCAATGCCATGCAAATGGTAATGAACGCCATACAGCAGAGCACCAATTTTAAGCTAATGCAAAGTAAGGCTATGAGTCAGAATTCCCCATTTCAGAATATGCTTGGATTGTTTCAGGCGGGACTTCAAATTGCACCATTTCTATAAGGAGAACTAAATGCCGGGAATATTTGATAGTTTAGAAAAGGCCGGTTTAGCGGGTAAGAATATGGGGGAGTTCTCGCAGATGATGCAGGGGATACAGGAACTTCATGCCCGCAAGCAGATAGCTAATCAGACTGTTGGTGCATTACAAGATTTTATCTCAAAGACTCCCGTAGCACAGGCTGATCAGCCCTTTACACAAGCTATGAGTGGTATAATGGGAGCGCAGGCTTCCGTACCGTTTCCCGACGCTAACCAGATTACCCAAGAGGCAATGGGGACAATGAATACCCTCCAAGCGTATCGATCGAATATGGCTCTTGCTAAGGCCGCTACCGATAATATTGGAGCGCAAATTCAACAGATGACCACGGAGGGCGAACAGGCCAACCCCGATATGAAGCGCCTTTATCAGATGGCGGGTCTTGGTAGCCTGATAGCATCTTTGCAATCCTTGAAAGCTCAGAGTGCGGCACTGCAACAGACGGGACAATATGACCCACAAGTGTATTCTATGACCGACCAATTGCTGAATAACTTCAATCGTGGGGTTGGCACGATTATGCTTCGTTTACAAGAAGGGGCATCTTTAGAAGAGCGCAAACGGCATGACGCGGTTATGGAAACGCAGGGTCAGCAAAGGATAGATAAACCCCCAGCTTCCAAGGGGTTAAGCCCGGCAAGTAAAGCTGCTACCATCCAAAAAATCAAACAGGTAACAGCGGATAATATTACGCTTGGTCAACTTGCTGCTAAGGCTGGACAATCCACACTGGCCACTGTAAAGGTTGCTGGTCTTAATATACCCGCTGGTGGCACTATACCTGATGCGGCTACCCTGAAGGCATTAATCGACGCAAATAATCGCGCCTTAGAGAGCTGGAATCGCGAAATTGGGGGAACGTGGACAGCTCCACAACAAGGCGGTGCTTCGGCTCCGGCTGGTGGCTCTTCTGACACCACTAATACTTCTGGCAAATTCACTGTGGGGCAGGTCTATAAAGACCCCTCCAGTGGCAAACTATACAAGTATAGAGGAGGCGACCCAAACGACCCGAAATCTTTTGAGGAACAATAATGCCTCTCGACCCGTCAAAATTAGTGCCCGTTAAACAGGGGGGGTTCTCCCCTAATAACTTAGTACCGGTTACTCCCAATCTTGAAACTCCGCCCGTGGGCGACTCAATTCAACCCACCACGACATCATCCGACATTACGACGGGTCAACCCGCAATTTACAAAACAGCGGAACGTCCTGCCTCGTTATGGGAAGATTTAACCAATCTTATTAAGGGGCCAGCCGAACAAATAGCCGCTGGATTTAAGGGTATGGCACAAGCGCCAATGGCAATGGCGTCGGCTTCGGGACAAATTCCTCCCGGTTCTTATACGCCCGATACACCACAACAAAGTATACAGGCGTTTACGGGGACGCTACAAGCCTCTATGGGCGCCTTACAATTATCCCCCACTTTCTTACTTGGTGGAATACCCATTACCTTGGCGGAACATCTTGACCCAACGGGCGCTATTAGCGCGGCATTTAATCTTCCCAATAAGGCAGCGGAAGCGTTCCAACCCACGTTAGATCAAGCATTTATGGCAAAGGGAATGACTCCAGAAGATGCCAGAACGCTTTCAAGTACGATTTTGAATGCTGTAATTACGGGCGGGACATTGGCGGCATTCCACTACGCAGGGAAAGGCTTAAAGTCAATTTACGACCAATACCATGTCGATCCAGCGGAAATAGATGCCACCATACAAAACGTTGCTTCTGGTTTACGCCAAGCAATGGGTGAACCACAAGAACAACTGAAAGCTGTTGCACAAAAACAGCAAGATATACTGACTAAGTTTGAAAGCACCTTACAAACCACTGAAATTCCCACATTTCAACAGCCCAGTAAGGGGGAATTGGAAGCGGGTGCAAAATCGGGTTCTACGCAGGCCGTTGAGTTCGGTAAGACCATGAACGATGCTCAACGTGAAGCAATTAGAACACGACAAGAGCAAAATAAAGCCGCCTTTGAAGCGTTAAAAGACCCTGCTACCAAGAAGGTTCCTAAGTCGAAGTTTAAAGAAGCCGCTCAACTCGCACAAAAAATTGCATGGGATAGCGAGGTGCTTCGTGCCTCCGTGGAGGCAAACCCGTTGCCCAAAGCGAAGAAGCCAACCGCCCCAGAAACCGATGCGGAATTTGCCGAAAAGGTAGTAAAAGCCAAAAAGCAAAAACCAACACCAATTCCAGCACTCAAGACGCCCGGCTTTTGGGGACAATTCAAAAACAGTCTGATTCGCAATGCGGGAATGGACGTTACCCCAATTATGACCACAATTCGTCCCCTTACGGCTCTGGCAGATAGGATGTTATCGGGCACACAGGTTGAGGTTGGGCGCATGAGTGACTGGATGCGTAAACAAGCCGACCCAAACAGATTGGATTTTCTGTTTCACATTAATCGTGGCGCTATTGAACCAAAAGATTTTAACGATTTGGCGGTAAAGACCGGAACAAACGCTCAATGGTTATCCGACCAAGCCAAAGCATGGAAAACCATTGCTGACGCTCAATACGCAAGCGAACAAGCTAACGGTGTAAAGTATGGATACCGGGAGAATTATGTTCCCGGTCTATTTAAGAATCCCGTTCAAGCCGAACAGTTTCTAAGTCGTATGCGTAAGATGGGTTCTGAAAAATGGTTTGAAAAGCATCGTTATTTTGACGATTTGGAAGAGGCCCTGAAGAATAACCAGCTAAAAACTACCGATCCGTGGGAACTGTTATGGCATCGCGTTGATGCGGGCAATAAGGCCATCATTGAACATCAACTTACCGACGAATGTTTGCGAACCGGAATATTCCATAAGATATCCAATAAGGCGGCTATTCCAGAGGGATGGGCTGAGGCCCCGATTTCTAAAGATGTGGCGGGAGCCGGAAAGAGGGTAATTGCCCCCATTGAAGCTACCAAGACGCTATCGGCATTCATGTCTCGTGGTTTATACGGAAACAATAGTCCGTGGGGAACAGGATTCCGTAAATGGATGCACATGAAGTCGTTCGTAACGGTCATGAAAATTGGCGCTTCCGCTTTTCATGGTTTTACAACGGGTATAGAGGCAACCGATACCCAGATATTGCATGGGCTTCATAATATGTGGACAATGGGGATAATGGAAAAAGACCCAACTCGTGTTTGGCAGGGCATGAAGGATATAATAGAAGCTCCTATTGCCGCCGTTACACATAACACAAAGGGTAAAGATTTAATCTATGCTTACTATCATCCTTCGGAAGCAACGCTATCACAGCAGGCCGCCCTTAAAACATTGGATATGATGGGTTTCTCACCAGGCGTTTCTTCAATTGAGCGTCTTAGCATGAGAGCTACCGGAGAGAAATTCTTCCCGGAATACTGGAGAAACATTAAGCAATCGTTCGGTGAATCTGTAAGTGATTTAGTGGGGCCAAACTGGAAAACAAGAGGAACCGGCGCAGAACGTCTCATAGGCACCATTGCGGAATCTGTCGGATATCCATTAATGGAAGTTCACATTCCACGAATTAAAACTTATGCGGCGCTCCTACGAGCAGCCGACTGGATGGAAGCACATCCGGGAGCTTCAGAAGGTGAAATGCGTATTGGACTTAGCCGTATAGCGGATGATTTAGATAATCGGTTTGGAGAGATACGCTATAAAAACCTGTTTATGCAGCGATATATGAAGGACGCATTAACGGGCATGACTCTTAGTTATGGGTGGTCGTTCGGTACTTTGCGATGGGGAGCGGGCGCTATTGCAGATATTCCCAAGGCCATTGCTACCCGTGAAATGACCGAACGACAGATGACGGCCCTAATTGAACCCTTAACGGTTATGACCATTGGAGCGCTAACCACCTATTTTATGACCGGAAAGGGGCCACAGCAATGGTTAGATTACTTCTACCCGCCAAACGGCAGAACACGCCCCGATGGTTCCCCGGATCGTATTTCAATCCCCGGACAACATAAAGAATTCTTTGCCTTAGCAAATGCAACAATGGGTGCGGGTGGTATGGAAAAAAGAGGAATCTTTGGGCCAACCATGGGGCTTGCTGACTATGCCGGAAGTAAACTGACCCCACTGCTAACTACGGGCATTGATATTTTGAAAAATTCCGATTACTCACAACGCGAGATATATTCTCCATATTCACCTGCCCATAAGCAGGTATGGGATGCTGCAGCCTTTGGATTAGGCAATACCCTGTTGCCCATTTCGGTAGAATCCTACTTGCGAGAGAAGTCTTTTGGTGCTAAGGGTGCAGCTCTTGTTTCTTTCTTGGGAGCCTCTCCTGCACCAGGATATGTTACCCGCAGTAAGATACAGAACCAAATTTTCACAATAGCAGATACCCGAAATTCAGGAGTACGCTCTAAGGAAACCGCCGAAGCGCAATCTACAAAGTCTCGTATTCGACAAATGATACGAGAAGGTAATATGGAACAGGCTCGTCAATCTATTGCAGAGGCAGTCCAAAATGGGACAATTTCGCCTAATGGAGTATCGGCCTTTGTAAGTCATTCGGGTTTCCATTCTGATGCACTTGCTCTCATGGGTTTACAGGCAGACGATCAACTAAATCTTGCGACACAGATGAACCCGCAAGAACTCGCAAAATATTGGCTTTTCCTAAAAGCACCAGTTCGCGCTAAAATCATGCAGGGTGGATTTACGAAAGATGCCGATACATTCCTTAAACTCGCTCAAAGCGGCAAATTAAAATTAGGTGACAGATGACAACCGAAGAATTCAGGACTTTAACCGAGGATTTAAAGCCCTTCATTGAAAATTGTATTAATGAGGCGATGGAACCTTGGCACGAAATGATAGATGGTATAGATAGACGCGAACGTGAAATTCGCCAAGAGGTCATAGGGATTGATGGCAATAATGGGCAAAAGAGTAAAATCGCATGGATTCTCAATGAGATACATGGCCTCAATAAGTTTCGCTGGCAAGTATGGGGCGGCACGGGCGTTATAACCGTGATAATTGGCCTTGTCATTAAGTTTTTCATAAAATAAGGAGTGATATGCGAACTGGCATCTTTGATTTAGAAACCAGTGGTTTTTATGCGGATAACGCAATTGTTCTCTGTGCGGTAATTCAAGAATATGGAAAGACGCAAACCACTATTATCAGAGCCGATCAGGAACGAACGTGGAGTAAACACCGTTCGGACGATTCACTGGTTGTTAAGAAAATCATGGAGGAACTCAATAAATACGATATTCTTGTAGCCCATAACGGACAGCGATTTGACAAAGGCTTTATGAATGCGAAGTGTATTCAGTACGATATGCCAGTCTCCCTTCGCTTGAAAAAATTTGTCGATCCTGTTAAATTGGCACGATTTCATTTGAAACTGGGAAGGAACTCTTTGGCGGCTATTATAGATTGGCTGGAAATCCCTGTACATAAGACACCCTTGGAATTGCGACTCTGGTTGAAAGCGTCGTTAGAGGGCGATAGAAAGTGTATGGATACAATTGTTAAACATTGCGTACACGATGTCAAATCGCTTGCTATTGTTTACAACAGAATGAGACCCCTAATAGACAGAATAGATAATCGAGGTAGTGCATCATGAAGCTAACGGTTTACCGAAAATGGTTCTTGGACGATAGAACCATTAGCCAGATTTTAGTCGATGGCATCCCGTTTTGTTATGGCTTGGAAGATAAAGACCGCGGCCTCTTCAATTGGATGACCATGCAGGAAATTTACGAGAAGAAGGTCGTTGATGAAACGGCCATTCCCTATGGTACTTATCGGGTTATCCTTGACTATTCACCACATTTCCAACGAATAATGCCACATATCGTGAATGTGCCCGGATTCTCTGGTGTTCGTATTCATTGGGGAAATTACCCAAAGGATACGGAGGGCTGTCTCTTGGTTGGAACCACCTTAGATAACCCAGCAGACCCAAAGATTATTTTACAGAGCGTTGGCGAGTTCAATCACCTGATGTCCCAACTGCGAACCACCTGGGATGAACACGAACAGATTTCTATAACCTATATGTCAGAGGAGGCTCCAGTATGAAATACCTATTGTTATTGTTAAGTATCGGGATTCTTGTCGGATGTGCTTCTACCCAAAAAACAATTGAGGTCATAACCGTGACCCCGGTTCACATCCAACCCCCAACAATTAAAGACACCTTAAAGGCCCCTTCCAGCCCCGTGGTGGCAATTGCGCCTATTGACTCGATAAGCGGCAAGGATTCGGCGCTAATTGTTCCTGACAGACCTATTAGTGCGGTTAAAACCGATTCCACCGGAGACACGGTAGCAACCGCAACGGTGAATTTGCGGAAGGGAACGGTGGCTATCACCGTCAGGCCAGCCCCCATTGATACCACAATTACGCACGATACTACGGTAACGGTCACTCCGATGGTGATTCATAAACTTACTTTCTGGCAACGCATTAAGACTCTTTTTGTGGATTGGCTTTGGCTAATCGTCGTAGCGATGGTGGTTTACGTCATTATTAAGACCGGTATCTGGAAGCAGATTAGTATAATCGCTAAGTTGGTATCGACCATCACTAAATTTCTACCATTTTAATGGAGGTGTATTATGCCCTATTCTGCTAAACAAAGACGCACCGCTGGTATGGCGCTTTCCTGCAAGAGAGGGAACAGGAGTTCTTGCAAGGGGCCAGCGGCAAAGATGGCTAAGTCTATGACAATCAAGCAGTTACGCGATTTTGCGAGTAAGAAAACCAAACGATGAAATTCTGTATTATTTCCGGTTCAATGGAATGTGCGGGGTTTGCCTACCGACTTGAAGAAGAGGGCAATACCGTCTATGTTTGGAATAAGGACAGGTACTTCAACGAGGTACTGACTGGCTTTCCAAATATTAAGCGATTCTATGCAAGTTCGACTCCCCTTAAAGATTTCATCAAGCGTAACATTGATGCCATCTTTATATTTGATGGATCGGAGTTTGGAACGTTGCAAAGCGCAATGCGTAAGAACGGTTATCGCGTGGTGGGTTCTAACGAGGTGGGAGATAGATTAGAAAAAGACCGTATCTGGGGAACTCAACTTGCCAAGAAACTTGGTATTCGAGTACCAACTTCTATCGAGGTTAAATCTATTGATGACACCATTAAGTACATCAAGGGGCGTCCTCGCAAATACATTGTGAAGCAGACGGACAATCTTCCCAAAACATTAAATTGGAAGGCTTCTCGTGATGATTCTGAAGATTTAATTAAGCATCTCTTGACTATTAAAGGCAAGTATCAACATTCCTTGGATGGTCAGATTGTGGTGCAAGATTACATCGAGGGATACGAGGTAGCCATAGCGGGATGGTTTAATGGGGCCGATTGGATTAGACAGGATGGCCAGATTCTAACAGAAATCAACTTCGAGAATAAGGCGCTTTTGGATGGTGGGCACGGTCTGAGCACAGGTGAAATGGGAACAGGGATGTACTTCCAGCTTGGACTGAACAGGATGTTTCTTGAAATGGTTCATCCTCTGACCCCTATTCTTGCAAAAACCCGCTATGTTGGATGTGTAGATGCTAATTGTATTGTAAATACGAATGGTATTTATCTCTTAGAACACACCCTACGCTTCGGATATCCTATAAGTGATCTATATTTAGAACTTCTCAATGTCCCCTTTGGCTCCTTTATGTCCCGTTTGGCGACCGGATATACCGATGGATATATGTTCGATACAGACAACAAGGGTATCGTCCTGACGCTTGCCTTTCCGACGTTTCCCTATGAAACCGTCAACAACGTTAAGGAGTCTTTCTATAACGAGATTATAGATTTTTCCCGATTAACCCCCGAGGATATGAAACATGTGCATTACTCGGAAGTTAAGAAGATGACTCTTGGGGATTACACTAATCAGATTGGAATAGCCTCTTCATTCGGATATGCCCTAACAATTACGGGAAAAGATAAGGATATATCCTTAGCAAATACCAAGGCACTGCGAATATTAGAACGGATTATTCCAAGTTCAAAGGGATTTTATCGAAAGGATATTGGGAGGGCAACCCTTGAAAGGATGGGACAACCCCTTGTCCAACAAGTACTGAGTCCCACAACGTAATCACGTCTGTTAGACAAAATGCGCGGTGTCAAGTGCGGCTCCTTCCATGGAGCCGCGTGATATTTAGTAATCCCTACGGTGACGTTCTTCATATTCTCTGTCTTGTTGGCGTTCATAGTTTTGCTGATCAATGAAGTCTTGGTCGTACTCTTCTCCGATGAAGCTATACGTACCACCGCATACGCAACTGCCCATCACTTGAGAGCCAGAGGGGTCGTTCAGTCCCTCTTGAGATGTAGTTTCACTACCACAGGTATTACAACGATACCGTTTGCCGTACATATCTTCCTCTTTTCTATGGACATTTTAATTCTGCCTTGTCCGCCGTCCATGGACGGACTTCGGCAAGCGCAAAGCAACTAACATGCAAAACAAAGACCGAAACGTTCATCGAAGCGACGACTTTTTTCTGTCTCACGTTAGGTCGCCATGCGTTGAAATTATAGTTGCGGTTGCCGGATGACGGATCATGTTTACCGGAGCTTATCCCGGAAGTGACTGGCCGCCGAGCATTCAGGGCGTTCGTTGAGCGCGCACTCACAAACGCTGTGGACATCCGCTCAAGACCCACAGGCAACCTTGTCGGCAACCGCAACCAAAACTCACTGCGCCTAACACTGGAACAATGACGCAAGGCTTCATCCCGAAGCGGGACGACATTGTTCCGTCCGTTATACGCTATCGGCGTCGATCTTTACATACTGCGCCCATTCATCCACTGCTTCTGAGACATGAAGCACGTTCTCTCCTTTTCTTACAAAGATTGATGTTTTCACGTCTTGTCCTCCTGGTTCCTGTTGTGCGTTTCATCCATCTCATACTTGAACTTTTTATATTTCTCAATTGCACCGGGAATGATGCCGGTCAACCAGAGAATGAGGACGGTGATCTGGATGAGATAAGCAATTACCTCGATGAGAATCATGGCTGTTTCTCCGTTTTAATTGCGTGCTTGTCCATGAGTAGCGCGATTAAAAGCGTACTAACCATTTTACATATCTTCAACTTTCTTATCGTACTCATCCCAATCCACGCCAAGTTCGGTTGCCATTTCTTTCTCTAATTTGGTAGCAAATTGATGCTCTTTGTAATAGGGAGCGGCGGGATCGTCTCCGGGTTCATCGGTATCTTTATGTTTACCCTCTAAGCGCTCGGTTTCAAAGCCGATATCAAATACCGTAATATCCTCTTCTTTAATCCCACGCTTTTGCGTAAGATACCATTCAATTAGTTCGTGAAATACCACAAGGAATTCGTAATCGGGGTTCTTCATATCCGAGACCTCTATCCGCGTCCGTGGAATGGGACTATAAGTACCGGATGGAGAGGGCATAAATACTTCCTCGTCAAAATAGTCTCCAACCGTTTCATAACGATGTTCGCTATGTGGAATTGTTTGGATGATTACATCTTTCATATTAACTCCTTTTAAACAGTTCAATTGCAACGGTTAGAATGTCCCCCTTCTCAAGAAATTGATGGGAAGTCACTATTGTTTCGGCTTGCTTTAAGCATTCCCGCATAAGAGAAGCGGGTGACGTATCGGTAATAACAGCCTGCATGGGTACGGGCGAGGCGTTGAATTCCCTCTGAAGATACGTCTCTGTTGAACTTCCATAGGGAGCCACAGTAGTTATCTTGCGTAGTTTACCACCGGGTAGATTCTCGGCACTTTGCGTGATAACCATCATGTTGCTGGTCTTGCGGATGGCCTCAATTTCCTGTTCAATAGAAGCTGAGGGTGCGAAGAAGGTCTTTTCAATTCCCTTATGTCGCACTCCCCAAATCCAATAAGTACCATATTGTCCCTCGCCTACGCGTGGCTTATCGTATAGGAACTCTACGACGGTTGGCTCATTAAGGGTTAGTTCGAGTTTTTCGCGGTTACTTGCCATGTTTATTCTCCTTGTGTTGAAATTAATAAGCGAATAACACCCTTCAGTTCCTCGTATAATCCTAATTTGATGGATTTACTGACAGTATCGGCGGTTTGTTCAATTTGGAATAGTACCCGCAGAAGGGTCTCGCGGTGCTGTCCATTTAGTTCTTCTTTTAACTTCTCGAATTCCGCCTTTAGGACTTCACCATCTACATCGGGATTACCGCCAATCTCATCTACCATCTCCGATAAACGCGCCGTCTTATTTTCAATGTCGTTTACGAGAGAAGCGATAGCGCGTCGAGAGAACCTCTTTTCAGAAACATCTCTTGATGACTGTATTAACTTACGGATTGTAAAGCCTTTACCTATTGCCTCTTCAAGCATATTATTGGTGTATTTCTTTGCCATCATACCCAGATTGTAAAGGTAATGGGGGGTAAAGTTGACCTTAGCCGCCATATCTTCCAATCCATCCCAACCAAGCTCCGTCAGAATTTGGAGACAAATCTTGCCTTGCTGGAAACGCATTCTTATTAAGTCACCCATTCGGGTCTTAACATCTCCTTCAATTACCTCAAACTCTTGTATAAGGGGTTCAAGTCTTGTTGCTATTTCTTGATCTGGCATGTTTGTCCTTTGGTTTAAATTGTAATTCATTGAGCAAACTCCCGTCTCCGTGTATTGCAAGATACATTGCCGCCAATACCTTGGTTTTATGGCGCTTACACGCACCAACTCCACGAATATCTAAATCGGGCGAGTATCGAACAACAGCCTTTTTGTTGCATATCCAGCATTCCATTATTGCAATCTCGTTAATTACTTGTAAACAGAGTTTCAAAATTCGTTATCAGAACCTCTAATCCGGTGGGACGATTTGCAACATTCGATTTAGCGGTTCCACCATGCACTCCAATCTTGCGCGATTTGGCATGATAACTAAACCTTGTGGGCGGATAAAGACTTTCTATAATGGGTGTTTGAAAGTACGAGAGGACAAACTTTCCCTTTATACCACTCAGAAGTTCGGCTAATTTAGCATGGCTTTCTGTATTAAAACCGTTATAATAGTTCTCTGTTCCATCGTAGGGGGGATCGCAATAGAATAGAGCGTCTGATGTATCGTACTTTGGAATGAGTACCTCAAACGACAGATTTTCAATAAGCACTCCACGCATGCGGTCTTGAATCTCGTTCAGACTGGAAACCCATCGCTGATAACCACCCGCATGGTCTTGGTCACGCGATACAGCAAATCCCTTCATAAAACCACCACCAAACGAACAGGCTTGAATCCAAGCAAATCTGATGGCACGATTGAACTCTGTTCCGGGACGAATTCCCTTCTTCCAATCCGAAATCCACGAGTAGTAGAGTGTTCGGCTATATGGAATGCGGGATAATTCTTCCGCCATTTTGGGAGCGTCTGTTTGGAGGACGCGCCACATATTAATAAGTTCATCGTTTATGTCGTTGTAAACTTCAATTGTAGAACGTGGCTTTTGGAGTAGCACCCATGCCGCTCCACCGAAAACCTCAACATAGCTTCGGTGAAGAGGAAAATGGGAAATAATCCAAGGAGCCAATCGCGCTTTGCCCCCGATGTAGCTGAACATTCATACCGTCCTCTTGACGCGTATGAAACCACCTATATCGCGAGTTGTAAACCTCTTTCCATGTCGCTTTCCATAGGCATAAGCACGCTGTCTAATTGTTCGTGAATTACCGGAATCTGGTACATCAAAACCCGCACCGACTTCCAGTGAATCGAACGGGAGGGTGAGCTTGCGGCCCGTATGCTTGGGCGGCAACTCTATGTTGTCGATGATATCTAATTTTTTCATATCTCAATATAAGGCTCTTTTCTATCGAGTTCAAGGTAAGTGAAAAGTGTATTATATTCCTGCTCTATGAAATCTTGTGAATCGTGCTGTATTAGACCAGAAATCGCCTTTAATTTTTTATACTTTCGTTGTGACATGAAATTTTCATAGAGCCACAACACGAAGTCGGGCTTGTTATGGTGTGCCCAATTATGATGTATCGCGCAAAGGGTGATTCCATTCTCTAATTTCCATCTGGTGCTTAATCTTTTCCTACTAAACAGATGATGTGCATGTTCACCATCATTTTGGCATATCAAACATCTCTTCTTGTCGCGGAACCTCACGGCCCTGCTCCAAATCGCGTCTAACGTGGTGGATTGATACATGTTGTTTTGCGGCCTCCGAAGCAATTATATGTGTTGCAAAGACTGTTATTGTCCCTCTTTCGATTGGTATATGAAGGTCGCCCCATCTCTTTTCGGATAACTCGAACATTCTCCGAATTGCATCTACTCGGTCTTTAGAGATATACCGACCATTATAACAGCCGGTATTATCCGCATAGATGACAATGATGCGATTTACTTTAGGGGACGCAAGTGCCATTTACCCTCCTTTGCACAGTAGATTTTACCAAACCTTTTGATTAGGACGTTAATCTCATCTTTATCGTCTCCCCGATATTCGTTCCATTCTGAAACAATATGGGTATCTCCATAGACCTTTGTAATTGTGTAATATATAATGGGATATCCCAAAAAGAAGGGTCGATAAATATTCTCTTCTTCTGTTCTCTTAATGGGATGACGCGCGTAACCCGGACACTTTCCGTGCCATTGTCTGGTATGAAATCCAAACGCAGAATGTACGCCGACTAATCTGCCGCAAGTTGCACATCGAATAGGTTTACTCATTCGGAAATACCGGGCTGTTCGGAAATGTCGAATGTGGGTTGCATGTTCTCGATAGCCCTTTCTATGCCCTGTCTGGCGGCCCGTATTGCGCATTCCCTATCCCAGAGCTGATCGTGTGTCTCCAGTAATTCCCTTGGGCTCTTGGCATAGAAGTAACCATATTGACATGAACCTATTGGATAGCTTAATCGTCGCAGGTAATTAACGACAGCACGGATACTTACATCCGACAGTTTGAGCTTATGTTTATGGCCGTAATATCTTGCTAAAGCCGCTCCGGTTACTGGACGCCCCGCAAAGCGATTTTTAGCCTGTCGCCATCTTAATAAATCAATTGGCAGTTCTTCTGCAACGGGAAGTAATGAACCGGGTAAATTGCTTCCACTTTCTACATCTGGAAATCCGCGTGGCATATTCTTTACCTTTCATTTAAATGGAAGAAATAGATACCGTAATATAGGGAGAGCATTTCTTATTGCGTTCGCGTTTCACACGCCATACATCCAACATAGAATCGTCAAAGCCGGGTAACGCGTAATTCAGGGCATCCTCAACGGTTTGGAGGATGTTGCTTCCATCTCGCCGTCGAAAGTCGTTCTGAGAAATAAACAAATCTATTTTCAGTCGAGTCCCCCTGGGAATGGGAATTGCTCGTCGTTGACAAGCCTCTTTCATAATAATCCTGAACGTTCGTACCTTTTCGGAAAGAAAGATACCTCGTCCTCCTTTACGAATGGCCCAAGTATTTTTTTGGCTTGGGGGAATGCCGGGCAGTGTAACCGTTAAGTAGTTCATTACCACTTTCCATTTCTCATTCGGAAATATGCCTCCCAGAACAATTTACGCATTTCGGGCGGGAATGGCGCAATCGCCCTTTGGAGGGCTATCTTTCTGCCTTTATTTCTCTCGAAGTTATCGCCGGGATGAAGTTTGGCTATTCCCTTAAATACCGGTCTCCATCCTTCTTGTGGCAGGTAAATCATTATCTTACATCCCGTTCCAGTGGGTAGTAGATCGTCGGTCGCCATCTTATGGGGATGATGATACCACTCAACCCTAAGTTTAGCACCCTCAATTTCCAGTTCCATAATTCACTCCTTGTCTATAAGTATGAAGATTAAGAACCCCATTCCAATTGCCACTAATACCGAAACGCCCACAATGAGTATAACAGCTAACGCTGTCCAATAGGGATTACTCATCAAATCGGGACGCACGATTGCTAATAGCAAGAATATACATATGACATCAGTCAAACCTCCCACAGCCATCCAAAGTGCTATGATTCTGTGCATGGATGTTTCCTATGGCAATGGACTATAAAAGGGAGTGGTTGTATTACGCCACGGTAGAAGTCTCCAATACCATTTATACTTACCATGTCCTAAGAACACTAAAGGATCAAATACCCTGTTGGTATGTTTAGGGGATATTATGTCTCCGAATTCCCATCGCGGATTACCTAAAATCACGACCCCATTTGACGGATCGTTACGCAAGACATAAAAGGTGGTGGGTATCAGGCCATACTCGATAGATATCCAGTCGCCACGTTGTAAATTTTCGGGTTTCATTATGTTCTCCTTAGTTGGTAGGAATGGTGAGATTGGCAATACGCATCACGGACATATCAAAGAATATGCGCGCTATTCCACGTTCTGCGTTTCTTGCCTTTTCTATTAAAATATCCATCTTGTTTGTTGCAACCGTTCCATCTTCAAACGTTTCTGCTCCCATAGCAGAGGGGTTATGAAGCAGAAGTATTTCGTCAGCATCCTGTTCGATATCACCCGATTCACGAAGAAGTTCCATATTAGGACGACGATTGGCCTGTCCATCTGTAAATCTACGAAGTTGGGCGAACAGAACCACCGGAGAATCAAGGTCTTTCGCTAACGACTTTAAGCTCTTTGTTATCTCTCCGACCTCAAGATACCGTTTTTCCGCCCGTTTAGCCGAGCGTACCAATTGCAGATAATCTACAAATATGATAACTTGTCGCTTTTGTTCTCGATGAAAACTACGCGATATGGCCAATATCTCGCCAATAGTAGGAGCGGAGTTAAAGTTGTAGTACTGATTAAGTACCGCAAGCTTTGGGTAAGAATCCCTGACTTGCTCTAAGTCTATATGACTCAAGCCCTTACGCATGAGACGCGACCTAATTCCAGAGGTATAAGAGAGCACTCTGCGTAGATATGCCTTTTCGGACATTTCAATTTCAAACGCCAGACAGGGGATATTCGCTGACCATGTTTGGACGAGGTAATTCATAAAGGCGGTTTTACCCTGTCCGGGACGAGCACCCACCACACATAAATCTCCGCCCTCTACACCGTCAAGATGAAAATCGACATCCAGTAACTTTGTGGGGATTATCCCCATTTCGCCAGAAGCGACACGTTCAAGTGAACCGTCAAAATTTTCAATAGCCTCCGAAACGTGAAGGGTGCTTTTTGCCGTCTCGTTGCCCCGTAGCACGTCGAATGTGCGTTGGATCGTGTCAACTATTGCCTCCGTTCCTTCGGACGCGCCACGGGCTTGCTGGAGGGCTTTTTCAAGTGTTGCGGTCAAAGTACGACGTTGCGCCAAATTCTTTAAAATTTGTGCATGGACTCGAATGTTAGCGGAAGAGACAACTTCCGAGACGAGCTCGTTTAGATACTCTGCGCCCCCAATAGCATCAAGTAAATCTTGCTTACGCAACGCATTTCTAACAGAGATAACATCTACACCCTCTCCCCTTTCATACAGCATTTGGATTATACGCATAAGGGATTGATGGATTTTACGATGGAAATCGTCGGGTGTAATTAGGGAGAGGGCCGAGGGAACGGAGGTATAATCCAACAACATTGCACCCAGCACAGCCTGTTCGGTTTCGATATCGTATTGTAACTCGGAATTCTCAGGCATACGACTCCGGTAGCTTAATCGCAATAATTTGTGGATCGCTATATTGCTCTTTGTATTGTTCGAGATAGCCAATGTTTCCAAAGAACACAAACCCGTAATGTGCTCCAATAAATATATGCGTGATTTTGGAGGAACCCACTTTCTGGAAGCGCCAAGCTAACCACTGGTTGGATGCAGGAAATTCATATACCCTACACAACCACTGCGTGCCGTTCCACTCGCAAGTACGAATAGTGTATTCGCGGCCCACCTCCCAAGTAGGGAGCATGTGAGATGGGATTCCAATAACTTTATCGCCCGGTCGAAAGGGGGGATCATTTCTCGTCGGCATTTATATTCTCCTCATATATGCGATTTCACCCTCGGTACGACAGACCTTCCAGTGTTTTAATTCTTCACTGCCATAGCCAAAGGCTTCAATTAACACCCTTGCGGGATATTCTTGAGTTGGGTCAATTTCATTGCGTAATTTATCTCTTTCTAACCCCGGAATCCAGAGCACAGAACGAGGATTATAACCGCGAGCAACCCACTCAATATAACGCTGTTTCAAAATTCTTTCAGCATCCGGGATACCCTTAATTGCCTCTATGATTTTAGGATAGAGAATCTTATGTGGGTAGTGCCCCGTAATAGTCCGAAAAAGCAGGATTTCACCAGCAACATTGATCCGTTTTTTACCCTTCAAAATTCGTTCAATTTCTTCGCGATTCAAAAGTTTGCTGTTTAAATTGCCCGTTTTAATGGATGTGGAAAACTTTTTGTCCTTGTTAGTCATTGTCTTTCAATGGGTTATACGATGGGGTAAAATACCCCTTGACTCTTACTCGTAAAAGTTCGTAATATATCTTTGTTCTTTTCCACAACAAAAGAAGTAACTCGCAAACGAAGTTTGCGACGGCGGTTTCGAGAGAAACAGCCGAACAAAGAAGTAAGATTTAAGGCAAGCTCTATTCAAAGTCTTTTCCTAATTACCGTTTGTTCGATTAATATTTAACCATCTCGGAGAGTTGGTTGCTACACCCGCCTTTATTTGATTCAGGTGCTCCTCTAACAGTTTCACTCCTTCCACAATATTCGAGACAGCTACCGGCAGGTCTAATCCCAAGCCCCTCAACGAGTTAGCCTCGGTGATAACATCTACCGCTTGAAGTAACTCGACATCAAACCCTATATCCAAGAGGATTGCATGGATCATCTTACATTTTTCCGAAGTCTGAGTTGCAAGTCGTTGCATTCCGGTCACTTAGCCCCCCCGTTTTAGTTCGATGTCTATTTGCTCTTTCGCCGTAGGCGACTCGTAGTACACGATATAGCTGTGTTGCCTTTCCATATATTCTCCTTAAACGGTTTAAATTCTTGGGTGAGGAGGGTTCGCCTCCCCACCCTGTCTGGAACGAGAAATGCCGCCAACCAACGGCTTAGGAGTTTCCAGACTTTGGTTGTAGCAACCGTAAAATCCCTTCCAGAAGCCGTGTATTTTGCATCCTTAGATTAACGGAAGCCATTTCGATATTCATGATATCGTGCCAGTTTTGTTCTTGCTGTTTCACGAGTTCATAAAGGAATTGTTTGGCTTCCGGTTCCAGCTCTTCGCTCTCTTCAATGGTTGTTTTTAGGCCATTATGGGCGGCTATTATAGTCTCTAACTCTTCGGGATTTTCCCTTGAAATTGCCATATTACACCTTTATACGGATTAGTTTTGGAGAAAAGTCTTGATAATCTTTTAGTAGTTTCTGTGCTTTCTTGATCGTTGTGGCCGGTAACATCCGCAGATTATTATTATACCAGTAGCATACTATAAACGCAAACGGGGGTTTATGTGCCTTAATAAACAAGTAGGAAGAATAGGAACCAGATACCTCTTGGAGTTCCACTATCTCGTCGTAATGTCGTATGAAACATCGTTGAATTGTATAGTGTTTAAATGCCCTAAGGGATTGGCGGTCATACAACGAATATACAATATCTCCGGGTTTAAAACGGCTCATCTTGTACCTTTGGTTTATCGTGGAGGGGAAATGGGACTTGTGTGATATTGAAAACCGACATGGGGGTGTGTCGCATAGACTCGTTTAACTCTTGTGTATTTAGAAATACACGCGAGACATGATTATTGAACGTATCGCGGCCCAAAAGAAGATATTGCTGTGGTGCTGCTATCTTACCGGTTCCCTTAAAGGAGCGAGAAGGATAATGGTGATCCGGTGATTCCAGTAAAAAAATCTTCTCGGGATCGATAGGCGAAATGCATAAATATGTATAGCGGCTATTTCTCTCTAATCTCCCTTCCTCCGCAATACAGATAATTCGCTCGCCGGGTTTAAAAGTTGGCATAGTTACTCCTTAAATTCTAATATGAACCAGTAGTATTCATTTGAATCGAGCCACGCTATAAACTCCAAGATCGCTGCACGAGACAACCCATCAATAGAAGCATCTAATCCAACTCGGCCCACTTTCCAGCGCATAATACGCCGCCTGCTGGGATATCGGTGTCTAATATCGATTATTTCTTTGGATGTTATATCAACGCGAGACATAATAATGAGGACTTCCCTCGTCAATTTTCATTTCGGAAACCCTCCAACACAGATTCATAAATGGACAGTAAGAACAGGGAAACTTTAGTTCTGGTTTAATTACCTGTCCCGTTCCTCCGCATTTGCGACAGTTTGATCTTGTGTTGGTACATATAAACGGATTAGAGGCTTCCGGGAAAGCGTGTAAGACCTGTTCTATGGTGGTAATTTCGTCAATGGCCTGATATAGGTTATCGACATCGGTAATAATTTTAGCCACATCAATAGCAACGTTTTGCTCGTCGTTTAGAAAAGATACGTTTTTAGAGTAATAAGAGCTACTAACCGACCCTGGAACGCCGTCGAAGAAGATTCTTTCACGGATATTAGAGGTCTCCTTCCGATATGGCCAAAAGAATACATGGGAAGAGTTGGAGGCATACATGTTGATTGCGGCCTGTACGCGATATCGGTATTCTACTTCGCCATTTACCATTTCAAGAAAGCCATAGTTTGAAAGGGTTTTAATCTCGCCAACCCCCCTACCGAGTTGTTGATGATTAACAAGAAGATCGGGATGCACCGATTTAAGTTCATATCCCGATGGCAGGACACATTTTTGGCTTAAATCGCCCTCGATTTCCGTTACCATTGTAAACAGGCGCTCCTTTAAGGTATAACCTCGTCGTGCCCATTCCATAATAAGCCAGTGCATCCACGAACCCGTTGCAAGTACTGCCGAACCCCGTGTTGCCATCACGGGGCGTGGTGCATTGATTTTAAAAAATGCCAGTTTACGGGGACAGTCTCCCGCCATAGAAGCCCGTCTATATTCTACCTCCTCGCTTGTTCCCATCGTTATCTTGGCGTTGATGTCGAGTTCCACGAGAGGGATTTGAGTGTCCAGAAAGTCCTGAACTGTTTCTACATACATAATGTCTCCTTAAATATTTTAGCAGTAAGAACGCTTTATATCGGGAGAATCTTTCGATTCCCCGATGTACTATTGACTTATTCACCGTCATATATCGTGTTTTGTCTTACAATACTCCGTTCGGCATATTCGGTGTATCCCGCATGAACGTTATAAAGAGTGGAATAGGCTGTCACTTGAGGCAGTCGTTCCTCACGAATGGGGACGCCAGTCTTTAAGACCAGTAAGGTATCTCTAAGTTCGACGGCCGTCCATGTAGGAAACGAGAGTTTTTGGTTCTCCTTTTCTACGATGTTAATTACTCCGATTGCCTTTACTAATTTCTCGGTAAAGTACTCGTACTTATTATTAAACACGTCCTCTTTTGAAGAAAATGCCCATAATTCATGATTGGCATCAGGAACCGCAACATAGATGGTTTCCCCGAAGATATAGCCGCTGCCCTCCTCATCCAGCATAAAATACGTTCCATCGCCATCGCGAACATAAGCCGCTTTCACGGCATCAGCAGAATCGGTATCAATGCCACTGAATAAGTCGAGGGAATCGTTACCCGTCGCTATTGAGGGGATGTGTGAACCGACGCCATTATGGGCACAATAGTATTGTTCCAGTTTCCATCCATGCACAAATTCCTGCGATACCTTATTGGTGCTTGTTCTCTGGTGCATGAATACCATTGGGGCAGAAGCGATTACGCTTTGTTTTTTGTTGAAATACCTGACGTACTGTGCTTTATCAAGTGTACGCAAAGAGGCCGCTCCCGCCTTAATGAAATAGCCATCTTGATTATGCTTCATTCCGTTCATTAGAAGCTGTTTGGCACATTGTTCCTTTGTCACCTTCTCGTTGCTTGTACCAAACAGGGCCGTTACTCGACACATAGTTTTATCTCCTCTAATTCTTCGATGTCTTTAATGGTTAATTTGATCGGACTGATATCAATGCCGTTTTGCTGCAGGTTTTCCAATGTAAGCGCATCGACCACCTTTATAAATTTCGAGACTACGGGATACACCAAACCTGCGGGAACTCCCGGAAGATAGCGAAACTCGATACTTCCGTATTTACGAAAAGCATTCCAGTTGACCTCGCGATTTCGGTCAAGGTCTACTGGTATCCCCCGCTCTGCAATCTCCTTTAAATGGCGCTTTTCGGCCTCGTTCAGTGGTTTTGCATAAGTAGTGGGGTGGTCTATTAGCCGCTCAACAAGTTGTGGATAGGCATCTCCTGTAATTTCCTTATCGTGTTCATGGAGCAACTCGAACATTTTGGGATCACTCCAGACACGATATCCGTCTGGTGTTTTGAAACTACAATGGATGTGAAGGCCGCAGGAGGAATCAACACTCAGAAAATAGGGTTTAACCTCTTTCCATGCCTCTTCAAAACGTTTTAATGTGTGAAATGGCAATAGAGGAACGGCCTCTCGTGGTTGTCCGTGAGATGTGGTTACCGACCCATCGGGTTTAATGCGCCATTCCTCGTAAACTGTTCTGCCATCCACATCTTGGGGATCCATTGCCTCAAGATTCCATCCCCCCTCTATTTCGGGAGCGAATGCGGTTATTACTTGTAGTTTCATGACGCTCTCCTGCTTAGATGCTTAATAACACTACATGCCTCTGCCATATTCTGGCAGAATTGGTTAAGGAGTGCCCTTGAATAGAGAGCGGATGAAGAGCATTGAAGAATAATCCCATCCGAAATTCCCACACTGCGAAGCGCAGAGACATTTTCGGGATGAAATTCAAATCCGAAACGGTTTAAATAGAGTACACGCTCGACGGAAAATCGCTCTCCATTAATTTCGGCAACTCCCTCTACTATAATTTTGCGAGAGGATTGACTCTTTTCGAGGGTATAGTACGAGACACCCCATACCGAGGTTTTTATACTTGTACTTTTGAAGAAGTTTTCGATAATGGGAGCGGTCTGGATACTAACCCTGTATATTCCCTTATCGTAGGTAATGCCCATGTCAAGAAGTGGCATGATTAGCTCCTTTTTTGTGAAAATTGATTGGATTAAATACAAAAACGAGGAAAACAGCCCTTAAATGATAATATCTTGTAATACCATAGATGTAGATGGTAATCATTCCCTGATGGAAATAGTGAAATTTCATTTCGGCGGATTGGTATGGGACATCGACCACTTTATGCCAATAGCGGTCGGGTTTCATACAAAAACGCTCTGTATTAAGTCTTATTTGCATTAATCTCCTCCAGTGTAGGTAAACTGACCACAATCCATTGTAGATTATGCCGCCTACAATAAGCCTGAAGTACAGACAGGGTAGTATACGGGGACATACACCAACTTGCATATATTCCCTTATCGTTGTATGCAATAAGCGTTCGTGGTCGCTCGTTTTGTGGTTGCTTTGACATAAATCTCCTTAAATAAAAGGGCGGAGGCTGGTGAACCCCCAGCCCCTCGCGCACGAGAATTAGAGCAGAGTAAGCGGTTTCACGTTCCGATAGAACACCGTACCTGCGGGGAACTTGTAAGATTCCTGACGAGGAGTGAACTTCCCGTTTTTCAGGTCACGGAGATACATCGGAGTAGGAGGTTTCATCTCGCCCGACACCTCCGCCACCGCAATTACCAGAGAGAGGCCAGCGGCAAGATTGGGATTCAAGCTGGTCTGTTTCTCGGCAAACGTCCGAGCATCTGGATAGCTAATAAAGCAGGCAAGCCCGTATTTGCTGAAGCGTTTCTTGGGACTGGTAACAGCGCCGAGTTTGAAGTAATGTTTGGCTTGTCCTTGGGCGCGAGCGGAAGCCAGCTTTTTCCCGTCAACAGACAGGACTTTGAAAGCATACTTTTTCACAGTATGTCTCCTTTTGGTTGATTTTCGATGGTATGTTAGCAATACGGATTGTCCATCGACCAATCCGAAACTCATTGTTCGATTCCGCGCTCGATTTGTGTACCGTCTCTGCGGTATAATGTAACCGTTTGTTGGTGTGGCTGACACTTATCGCACAGAACAACGGCATATCCTTCGTATGGAGCATTAAGCAGTACAAGGCTTTGAGCTACTTTAGCACCGCACCGCGAGCAAGGGAGAGTATCGACTATTATAAACCCTTCTCCGAGATGTCGAAGCGCATCTCGCAAGATGGCGGGACGATTATCCACCTTGATTTTTCTTACCTTTTGGCGTGTCGGTGGAGTTAAAACCTGTACGGCAAGATATGTATTATCCGCCTGAAGTCGCGCCTCGTAATACAATCCCGATGTATAAATCTCATTGGGAATTTGTTCGGCCTCCTCGTCGTCAGCACATTTAAGAGCATAGACACCATATGGCATATCTACCGCCTCGTAGATAGCATTTATTTCATGCATAGTATGATGTTCTAAGCAAAACGCCCGCACCCTACAAGACGTAATGCGTTTTCCAAAAAGATTAGCCATAGTTACTCCTTATAAGTGTTATTCAATTCCTTGATAATATCCATCCAAAGAAGAGCATCCTTATTATAGACACCATATACTATACCGCTTGTATGTGTTGTTGTAAGGTACAGATATTGACCTGACACCTGGTGTAAATCAGCATGATCGCGAATGAGCCGGTAGCGCAATCCCTCGTAATAGACCATATTTTCAGTTGGCCATAGGGAAAAAGCTTTGATATACAAGAAAATATCGGATTCAATTTTCACTAATTGGGCATCAACGTAAGCCATATTGCCTCTTGTAGACTTCATTTAGTTGAGCAATGGCATCTAATAGTATCTTAACTTCTCGTTTATCTTTACAGTACACAGCTCCCGTCAGAGGATCACCCGTGGGTAACCATATACTTAGATGGGATTCCCGTTCCGCAAATCGGGCTATAAAACCACAACCCCACCATGACAAAAGACGTATGGAGGGAATGGATGTTATGGAAAAAGGGTCAATCGCTCTTTCCAAACTTACATCCACTATAAAATGGGTATCAACTTGGATGACCCTATGGGTAATTAGCATCATTTATCCTTAAAATGTTTGTTATACTCGGCAACCGCATCAAGCACTCGACATAGAAGAGGTATATCGCGTAAAGGCACATATGTGCTGTCTCCAGAAGCAAACAGCATATTATCTTGCCCGGTCTCTTTTCCTCTCACATAGAGTGTGCGGGTATCATTAACAAGAGCGGGATGATCTACCGACTTCAGGTTAATACCATTACTGGCACAAAAGTAGTAACTGGGTTTACCCTCTCCAAATTCAGTACTTCGATGGGTTTGTTCGGTAATTTGGAGTTTAAATCCCTGTGGATACCGAATAATGATTACGCGAAGTTTTTTCATATTGTGGCCCAGAGAACTACCGGATTCTCACCGCACAAAAGGGATAAAAGCGGTTTATGGTGCTAATGGGCCAACCGTTAAAACGGTATTAATGTTTCTTAGGATGTCGGGCCTGAGCTCGATTTTCCATTGGCTCAATTTTAAGTGTTTTCAAACTTGCCTCTGTTGGAGTTGGAAGAGACTTCTTATAAGTCCCCAGTTTTGCAGAAGGCCAGTAGAGTTTAGGCTTTGCTGGCGATTGTGGTGGAACGTCACGGGCCATACTATTACTCCTTTTTGTTTAAGATATCCAGATTGCGTAAGTAAAGAGCATCCCCTCGACGACAAATAGCCATACGGGAGCATTAAGCCCAACCCCAATGGCGATGCTTTCCACGACGATAAGGAGTGTCCAAATTGCCTTATCGAGAGTTGAAAATCTTTTCATTCTTCCACCTCGTATTCACCGCGGAGTTCAACACAGGCGATTCTCGGGTGCCTCGTATGTAGTGCCTGATCGGCTTCTTCCTTTGTCGAATAGGAGCAGCCCCATCCTTCCTTGAATAGATCGGCCCAGAACGTCACCGTCTTTTTCACTTTGCGCCTTGGACGTTCTGGTATTTGGAATTTGGGCTTTGACCAGAAAAGAAGTTGCTCCGTGCTACTCGGGGGAAAACCGGCTATTGTGAACGCGCATTCATTCCAGAAGCCGTGGTCGTGTCTCACGATTAGCGAAAACCGATTGCCGGTTTGAAACTGCCGTATCGTCGCATTCCGCCCGTCTGCGTCAGGGCTACCACCGAGAAACGAGTAAACCCTATCGCCTACTTGCGCATTTTCAAATGTTGTCTCGGACATTGTTTCCTCCTTTGGGGGTTTTGTGGAGTTGTGCGGCACGATTTGTGGGCATGGCAAAGAGACGAAGCCAGAGAAGTTTCAGTTTGGTCTGGTGGTCATCGTCGAGAAGTTTCAGTTTGGCCTGGTAGTCATTGTCGAGAAGTTTCCGCTTGGCCCAGTAGTCATCGGTGAGAGGTTTCCGCTTGGTCTGGTAGTCATCGTCGAGAAGTTTCATCTTGGTCTGGTAGTCATCGGTGAGAGGTTTCACCTTGGTCTGGTGGTCATCGGCGAGAAGTTTCAGTTTGGCCTGGTAGTCATCGGCGAGAAGTTTCCGCTTGGCCCAGTAGTCATCGGTGAGAGGTTTCCGCTTGGCCTGGTAGTCATTCTGTCCTTTGGCCGATAGTAAGTTGGCGAGTGATTCATCGTATCCGTATTTCCGCACATGCGCGATGAGGGCCTTTGCTGTACCAGCGCAACGCTTGTATTCACGGGCGAGGATACGCGCGTCGGCAGCAGTGGGACTACCCGACTCGACGGTGTAACGGTTCCAGCCGTTGGCAAAATCCGATTCAATCGAGATGACTTCGTCGGTGGGGGATTCTCTCCAACCGAGCTGAGTTAGTTGCTTGCGGTTGCGTAAGAGCAAGTCGCTATGTGAGCCGACACCCTTGAGCACAACTCGTTTTTGTTTTTTGCCGACCTGAAATTTAACGAGTGATAAGATTACATCTTGGCACATACCTTCTCCTTTGTGTTTGATGAGTAGCGGGAGGTGGAATCGAACCACCGGCCTCAAGGTTATGAACCTTGCGAGCTACCGTCTGCTCTATCCCGCCATAGTGGTATAAGAGGATGCTCTTAACGCGGACGGCTCCATATTAAATGGGGTCTTGAAGATAATGGCCATTTAATACTTATACGTCTCTTTGTGCCATTAAAAGTTTGCCCCCCCTATACCCAAAGCATAACAATTGGTGGGTACTCCCTGCGCGAACAGGATATTTGAGCTAACAACTACAGAAAGTATCATCTTGTGATACTTTTTACAAACGATAGCTTTTTGTACTTTCAAGTTGGCACCCCACTTTCGGCGAGCGGCATCCTTAGCCCGCTACGATTAACGATGGATGTAAGCGTTCAGTCCAATGGTAACGTCTTTGCCATTAATCTGGCAATTGGTTTTGACGTTACCATGAGTTGAAGCAACGACAAGAGTTTTACCCGATGCAGATGGGGCTGGAGTCTGCACATCAATTACGACGTGAAGCTGCTTATGTCCATCCTTTTCTTCGATGTAAGCTTCCATTTGTAGCTCCTTTTGTTAGATGAAATAGACGATAAGAGTAAAGGCAACGAGTATGGCGTCTAATACGCCAATCCAGAAATAGTCTATTGGATGTCTCACGATTAGCTCCTTTTGTTTGAATCTGCTACCATTGGGTTTTGCAAATTGGTTTAAGCAAGTGCCGTAAGTGCCCAAAACGCGAGAGGTTAGAGGTACCGAAAGCAAATAAGCCCTAACCGTTTGACGATTAAGGCTTATTTTAGGGGTTACTTTGTTGTTTCGACGGGGTTTTCCCCAGTTGTTTCGGGGGACTTCTCGACATAGTCGTATTGACAACTATGCTTTTTGCAATAGCCATCTAAGACAACATGGGCAGAGGCGCCCTTCGGATTGATGCCGAGATGGTCAAGTACTGCTCGGAATGTCGGATAAGTTTCGCCGTCGAAGACTATGCTTTTTCCGGCTCGTTCCGTAGGGGCATGTGTACCTGAACCGCGAAGTCCGAGAATTTTCCAAGAAACGGAATTTGCATCCTCGAAATCAATGCGACCTTCTTTCACAACGATTGTCAAAGAGAAGGAACAGTCGGGCAAATTACCCGAATCTTGCAAATCTTGCGCAGTGGTGGAAACAAGGTTTCCAATTTCTTGGCGCCATCGCTCCTCGTATTCTTTGCGCTTTTCCGCAATCAGTTTATCCTTTGCCAAATTTGCGACATTTGGCGATTGCGTTAAAGCGGTTGCAAGCTGGAGCATCTCGAGGGAGATTCCGTTTGCTTCGAGTAATTGCGCGATTTCGGGGGTTAGATTTA